AACTCATGGATACTTAATGACATAAAATAGTTATTCTTTTTAAAAACACATATGAAAAAATATTATAAAATTTTTTTTCGAATGCACTTATGGATATAGACAAGTTAAAAAAGTTTGAGAAATTACCACCTGATGTCAAAAGACAATTAGCTTTGTATATGTCTAAGTGGAATGACAAGAAAAAACAAGCTACTATTAAACAGGACTTCATGGCTTTTGTTAAACATGTATGGCCAGATTTTATTGAAGGATCACATCACAAACAAGTAGCTAAAAAATTTAATGACATAGCTAATGGTAAAACAAAACGTGTTATTATCAATATGGCACCTAGACATACTAAGTCTGAATTTGCGTCTTACTTATTACCTGCCTGGATGGTAGGTAGAAATCCTAAATTAAAAATTATTCAATCAACTAACACAACTGAATTATCTGTAAGGTTTGGACGTAAAGCAAAAGCTTTAATGGATACTCCAGAATATAAAGAAGTTTTTGAAACAAGATTAAAAGAAGATTCTCAAGCTGCTGGTAAATGGGAAACTCAACAAGGTGGAGAATATTATGCTGCCGGTGTTGGATCTGCAATTACTGGAAGGGGTGCTGATTTATTAATTATTGATGATCCCCATACTGAGCAAGATGCAATGAATGCACAAGCCTTGGATAGAACTTATGAATGGTATACCTCTGGTCCACGTCAACGTCTTCAACCTGGCGGAACCATTATTATTGTAATGACTAGATGGAATGAAAAAGATTTAGCCGGACGCCTGATTAAAGCACAAAAGGAACCTAAAGCAGATCAATGGGAACTAATTGAATTTCCTGCAATCCTTCCTAACGATGAACCCTTGTGGCCGGAATATTGGAACATAAAAGATCTAGAAGCAGTTAAAGCATCTATTCCATTATCAAAGTGGAATGCACAATATATGCAGAATCCTACTGGAGATGAAGGAGCTTTAATTAAAAGAGAATGGTGGCAGAAATGGGAAGATGATGAATTACCTAAAGTAGAACATATTATACAATCTTATGACACAGCGTTTATGAAAAAAGAAACAGCCGATTATTCTGCAATCACCACTTGGGGAGTTTTTCACCCCGATGAAGATAGTGGTCCCTGTTTAATATTATTGGATTCATTAAAAGGAAGATACGAGTTTCCAGAATTAAGAAGAGTTGCAATGGAGCAGTACGGCTACTGGCAACCCGAAACAGTGATTATAGAGGGCAAGGCATCCGGGCTTCCTCTCACTTATGAATTAAGAAAAATGGGAATCCCAGTTATAAATTTCACACCCTCAAAAGGTAATGATAAACACACTAGAGTAAATAGTGTCTCTCCATTATTTGAATCAGGTAAGATATGGGCGCCTACTGAGATGGAGTTTGCACAAGAAGTTATTGAAGAATGCGCTGCTTTTCCTTATGGAGACCATGATGACTTAGTTGATTCTATGACCCAAGCAGTAATGAGATTTAGACAAGGAGGTCTAATTCATCACCCAGATGATTATAAAGATGAGCCTTTACAGCACAAAGAAAAAGTGTATTATTAGCACATGGCAAAATATGATGACATGTCTGAGACAGAAGAAATTCCTATGGATTTAGGTCCAATGGAGGAAGACTCAGAAGATATTAGAGATTTTATGAGAGACCAAGGTATTCCGGGTCCCGGCTCCAAGAATCAAGGAGTTATGGGTGCTGCAGAAAATACTGAGATGGCTGGTATGGGTAAAGTTATGAAAATGTTTGAAACTCCATATGGTTTTGATAGAGATGGTTTTGAAGAAAATTATATCCAGTTTATGGATTACAAAGATGGTGGTGGAGACATGGGCATTGTAGAATTTACATTAAATGCTTTTGACATGGTTAAAGGAAAAGAAAAAGAATCAAGTATTAAAATGGCATCAGAGACTCCTGAAGAAGAATTTGACTTAATGCAAATGCAAGAAGAGATGCAACAACAAGAAGAATTAAAAAAACAATTAGAAAAAGATAGAGAACAAGCAATGATGGGTGGTTCTATGAGAGCAAAGTATAATGATGGTACACCTCTTCCAATGAAAAAGAAATACAACTTTATGGAATTAGTTGATTCATCTAATGATGCTTTAGATGAAGAACGATTAGATAGAAAATATAATGCAAAAAATTATCCACCATCTCAAAGAAATATGAGTATGGAAGAATTAAAAAAAATGTTTAAAAAAGCAAAAGAAGATAAATTAAAAAGAGCTAAAGGCGGTATTGCAGGAGTTCTGTAATGCCTGATATTCTTCCTAAAGCTAAACCAAAAAACTTTACTAAAATTTTAGATATGCTGAATACAAAAGCAGCAGCTAATCAGTTCAGTACACAAACTTACACAGATCTAGTATTAGAATTTTCTAAAAAAGCATATGACAATAATGAACTATCTGATGAAGAATATGCAGATATTGTAGAACCTTTAAAAGGAGATACTGGTATTATGTTACTTAAACAAATTCAAAAAGAAAAAGATTACATAAATAGCTATGCCATTGGTGGTAGAGTTAATTTTTTATCAGGTGGAGATACTAAGTATAATTCAATGGTCACAAGGATGTACATTGAAGCCGGAGGCGAGGAAGCCACTGGTATGGATATAGATTCATTTGCAAAGGAGTATTTTCCTAAATAATGATTAAACGACTAACGAGAACTATTCCCCCGGAATCCGGGCCCCAGCCTCAGGGCTTGAATATTTCTTATAATACTGTTAAAGAAGTAGAACTTACGGAGAAAATAAATAATGGCAGATATAGACAAAGCACTTCCAAACGAAGTCCGAAAAGAATTCGAACTACCGGGTGAAGAAGAAATTCAAGAAACTTTAGTTGAAGAAGTTTCTGAGTCTCAAGAATCACCAGATGATGTAGAGATACAAGAGAACGAAGATGGTTCTGTTGATATTGATTTAGATCCACAAGCTGCAGCACCAGAAGGTGGTGATGAGCATTATTCAAACTTAGCAGACTTTTTACCAGATGATGTATTAGGACGTGTGGGTTCTGATTTGTCTCAAAAATATTTAGATTATAGTTCTTCAAGAAAAGAATGGGAAAAAACTTATACACAAGGTTTAGATTTATTAGGTTTCAAATATAATAATAGAACAGAACCTTTCCAAGGAGCAAGTGGTGCAACTCACCCAGTATTAGCAGAAGCTGTAACTCAGTTTCAAGCATTAGCTTATAAAGAATTATTACCAGCGGATGGACCTATTAGAACTCAAGTAATGGGTGTACCAAGTGAACAAAAAACACAACAAGCAGATCGTGTTAAAGATTTCATGAACTATCAATTGATGGAAAAAATGAAAGAGTATGAACCAGAGTTTGATCAAATGTTATTTAATTTGCCATTAGCCGGTTCTGCTTTTAAAAAAATTTACTATGATGAAATGCAACAAAGAGCAGTATCAAAGTTTGTTCCTGCAGATGATTTAATTGTACCTTACACTGCAACTTCATTAGATGATGCGGAAGCAATTATTCACCGTGTTAAAATGTCTGAGAATGATTTAAAAAAACAACAAGTCGCAGGTTTTTATTTAGATATTGAATTAAGTAAACCTGAAACTCATGAAACTGATGTTGATAAAAAAGAGAGAGAACTAGAAGGTACCTCATCCACAGCGAATGATGATGTATATACATTATTAGAATGTCATATTGATTTAGACTTAGAAGGTTTTGAAGATATGAATCAAGAGACTGGTGAGCCCTCAGGAATTAAAATTCCTTACATCGTAACTATAGAAGAATCTTCTAGAGAAATTTTATCTATAAGACGTAATTATGAAGTAGGAGATCCATTAAAAAAGAAAGTAGAATATTTTGTACACTTTAAATTTTTACCAGGTTTAGGTTTCTATGGTTTTGGTTTGATTCACATGATTGGTGGATTATCAAGAACTGCAACTTCAGCATTAAGACAATTGTTAGATGCTGGAACTTTATCTAATTTACCTGCTGGATTTAAAATGAGAGGTATTAGAATTAGAGATGATGCACAATCAATTCAACCTGGTGAGTTTAGAGATGTAGATGCACCTGGAGGAAATTTAAAAGATTCATTTATGATGTTACCATTCAAAGAACCAAGTCAGACTCTATTAGCTTTAATGGGAGTTGTGGTTCAAGCAGGTCAAAGATTTGCATCAATTGCAGATCTACAAGTTGGTGATGGTAATCAACAAGCAGCAGTTGGAACTACAGTAGCTCTTTTAGAGAGAGGAAGTAGAACTATGTCTGCGATCCACAAAAGAATTTACTCAGCTTTAAAAAATGAATTCAGAATTTTAGCTAGAGTATTTAAGTTATATCTACCACAAGAATATCCGTATGATGTAGTTGGG